CCTATGCGGTTAGCAGCCATCAAGAGTCTCTGGTTAGCCATAGACCCTGTTTCGTGAAAAGCTAGTTGATAGGGGTACGGATCATAGTTGTCGATCCTGTTGTATCGTTCCCTCTGTCTTATCTCCCTAGCTATTTCAACTGCTTCTTCTAGTTCTTCCTTTGTAGCCGGAGGCATGAATTGCTTTTTGCTGCCTCTCTGCACTCTTTCTACTTGCATAACATTTTCCGGATTTCCCGTATTTCCATCCTTTCTTACCGCTCTTTAGTTTACATCTTTGAATAGGCATTAGTCGAAAAGTCCTATTGTTTTGTGCCACATCCCCATAAGGCCAGGAAGATTTTCCCGCCGTCTCCGTAATATGACCTCTTTGTAGCCTTCCTTAGTCCTTCCGCCCTCTAGCCAGTCCTCTAATACCTGAAGGTTAGGTGTTCCTCCGGGAGTCTTGCCCATCAATCTTAACTGCTCGTTAGCGTACTCATCCTCTAGCTTGGTGTTCTCATACAACTGCATCCAATCTTTGTCGCCTATTTCGTACCCCTTATCCTCTAGAAACTCTAGGTCGTCCTCTATTTCTTCAGGGTGCCTGAGGCTGGGATACATGATGTCCCGCATCCTCTGCCTAGCTTCTTTCCCACTCCCTGACTCAGGTGTAGCAAACTGACCAAGATGGGAAAATTCATGTGACCACGTGGTAGGTCTTAAAGGGGTTTCAGCCTGCGCGATTCCAGCAACATAACGCTCTTCATCCTTTAATGGCCTAGTCTTTGCTACCCAGTCCTTGAAAGAAAGACCTTCCCTTATAGAGCCTCTCTTTTTTTGTGCGTCATAGAAGTCCCTAAGAGAGTCATACCCCATATTGTACACAACCTCTTCTAAAGTCCCTCCTTCATAAGCATGACCAGCAAGCCCCCTCATAGGCCACCCCTCGTCAGCATCTCTAGCGACAGTACCCATGTCAACAACATGGGCTGCATCAGGGTATTTGAGCATAGCTAACTTTAGTGTGGGAGGAGGATTCCCGTACCTGTAAGTCTCCTGCTGGAACTCCCCAAACCCTGCGTTAAACAGGCTTTCTTTCTCTTGGGGCATAAGCCCTTCCTTATGACCCTTCTTGTGAGGCATCAGTTTTTCGTCCGAAAAAAATTATCGAACCATTCATTTCCGGTATTTTTGAATCCCTGCTTACCGTGAGGAAATCGTACCATGATATCGGCGTTATTACTAGGTCGCTGAAACCCGAATTTTTTATACAACCTAAAAAGTTTTTCAAACTCCCTTTTGTATATCTCCAATCCTACTCGTTCCCCATATCTTATTGCGAGTTGTTTTTGACTCCTATCCATTATTGGGGAGGGTTGTATGTAAAATGTGGTGTTTGTTCTATCCCCCATCTCTATAAGGTCATCTACAACATCTTTTATCCCCTTCGTGCCTCTTTTAGAGGGGGTAACGGCAATTGCCCTTATTATCACATTATTATCGGGGACTTTTTCCCCTATTGCAGAAACACTTACAGGGCGACCCATGTGGTCTGCCAATGCGCCAACCTCTAGCTTTACCCCAGTATCTTCTCTGTGGAAGGAGCGGGTACGAGCAGACCCGTAGCGTGGCAAAGAACCGGCCCTCTTTTTTACCTCCTCAAACCCTATCTTTGGCAGAGCCTCAAATATATTTGCAGGGGTTCCCTTCACCGCACCTGATAGTCTTACCCCAGCCATCGGGCCTACCATGTGTTCTGGTAATAAACCACTCTCAACATACATCCTGTCGGACGTAGTATCCAGTAAGCCTTTTTTCTCCCTTTTAGGGGGAGGGACAGTACCGTAAACCTCTCTTACCCGCTCTCTTTTCTTCTCTCTCTGCCTCTCATTGAAAGACCCAAGGTTTCTACGCCATGTCTCCTGAACGCCCCTTTCGGTAACTCCGGGCCAAGTAGGGTCTAGCAGTCCTCTAGCTTCTCCGGGGTAAAAGCGCTCATAAGGCTTAGAAGGCATCAGTTCACCAGTTCGGGTATTTCTTCTACCTCTGTGACTCCGGTAAGTGCCTCAAACTCTCTCTTCAGTTCGTCCAGAGATTTATCTTCATGGGAGATTCTCTGCTCAATCCTGTCAGCAGGTTTAAGACCTGCCCTGTCCAGTATGTCTTTGGCTGCATTGAGCCTTACCTGCTCACTGGTGGCAGTCTGNGCAAGGATGCTGATCTGNCTNACCGCAGCAGGAACTGCGTCCTGTACCATCTTCTTAATGCGCTGTTCAATCTCTTTCGCAAACTTGTTCTTGAGTACATGGCCCTGTTGCTTTGAAGTCGCTTGCGAATACCCTGCCTGTATCGCTGCTTTCGTAGCGTTCCCTGTCTGGCAGTAGGACTCAATGAAAGCCTCCTGTTTTTCTGTTCTCATTTGTTTTTCGCCCAACTATATCTGCGTTTACCTGTACGATCATCACGCCCACCCGGCCAATCTCTCTTTACTCTGGGTAGCATAGACTTGCGCTCATAGCCATGCTTGGTTAGCGTATACCCCTCCCTCTTTAGTTCAGCCCTAGTCTGCATTCCTGAAGCCTTACCAGCAGCCCTAACTTTCTTATCCGTCACCTTCGCATAGGCTCTTTTTTCCCTTTCCCGCAACTTCTTGCGCTCCCTCGTCTTTTTCTGGGCCAGCCTATCTAAACGGGCAATCTCTTTGTCCATGTCACTCATTTTCCAGTCCTCACGCAATGAGTCCCGGTGGAAGACCCCCTCCAGGAGGCCCTGTATTGCCCGCTACGGGCATTGGAGGCGGACCCCCTACCCCCCCTACTGGGGTAGGTCCACCACCCATCAGTTCTCCAGCGAGGTCAGGAAATTGAGACAAAATAGCTTCCGCTTCAGCAGCTATCTCCATAAGCCTCTGTTTAGCCGCCATTATGTCTCCACCTTGTGGAGGTAGGTCTGGTCCGGGTCCAACCCCCATACCGGGAGGTGGTAAATCTGGGCCAACACCACCCATTCCTGGAGGTGGTCCCATAGGTAGTGGTCCGCTTGGTCCTATAGCCATTTTATTATTCCTTTTGTTATCAATGTGTTAGTGTTATGGATGATTATACCCCCCATTGGTGAGTGTGGAGGATATCGAATTCGATTTCAAAATAAAAAGGGGGTGGGGCCGGTTTTGGCCGTATATCAGCATATTCTAATATTGTAATACAGTTATACTGGGGCATATTAGCATTTCATAATATTCTAAACTGTTTATTTACGAATGCGAATGATTCTCATTATACTCCGGAAGTTATGATTCGAGTCTTTATCATAAGAATATTTGTATTGACATTTGGACAATTATCATGGCGGGATTGTGTGATCTTACTATATACGACACTCAACAAATTCAGTTTGTCAAGATACCATTAGATAATAAATAGCTATACTTCCCTATATACATATGGTAACCAGAATAGGACTAGGTCAATAAACAATTTGACCCTTTCCGCCGATAATGTAATAATCGGGTTGCTGGTTTATGCCAGCTTACTAAGGCAACCATCAGAGTCTTAGATATGGATTTATCTAGAATAGATTGCGTACTGATGAATTGCTAAGACGTACCAAGGCTATTTAACAATTTAATTAATGGAAACCCGCGTTATCCGGCGCGCTGGTTTTCTGTTGTCTTTTAGCCGGAAAAGGAAAACTATTATGTTTAATCAAATAGTAACATCTGGAGTTATCAACCCTTCCATAGTTAGCAACAATAGACAGACCGCGCCATTGTTTTATGGTCCTGTTACCGCGCTAGATAATCCTAGCAACATAACACAATCATTAGAACAAGCCGGTCTAACTTTTACCTATGCAACAGAACCGTTATACAACGAACATCTGGAAAAGATCGATAGATCACAAAAGTTAATAACTATCGATAGCAATGGTAATAAGTCTACTAATGTCGATATGCTTTATAAGGATCATAAAGACCGCGAACAATGGAATGAAGATCACCCTGGATACACTCCAAAAGACTTAATTCGGCGCGAGGCAAAAGATAACTTTCTCAACATAGTTGGAAAGGATTATAAATTGCATCAACCCGAACAAGTTTATAAGGCTTACCTGGAGTTAGCTAATTACCTAGACTTACAGATACATATGGCTGGCGTTATTAATAACGGTCATTCTATCTGGGCACGGGTCAAACTGGATAAAGATATTGAAGTTAAAGATGCTAAAATTGCTCAATACATTACCATTATGACTGGCGTTAGCAAGTCTACAAAAGCGGGAGAAAGTCCAGAAGATGTAGCTTGTTTTAATCAATGGAATTTACTGCTAGGTAAAACAGAATGGTATTTAGGTAATGTTTCACATAGGGGTTTATTTAATCACGAACTATTCGCTCAGACTATTGCGAAGCGTTTGAATTATGACCAAAAGGCGCGGGAACTAACCGCGCTAATTGAAACCCCTTGCAACACTTATGAGAAACATAACTATTTTAAAAATGTTCTATTCGCTGATTTTGCTAGTAAGGAAAAGATAGCAAAAAATACGCAAAAGCTAGAACGCTATATCGAGATAGCTAACTCTAAACCTTGCAAGGTTGACGCCGAAGCTAGGCACAACACTTGGTATGGATCTTTTATGGATGCTACCTGGATTGCGGATAGATTCTCATCACGCGATATGTCGGGTTTAGGTTCTGGGCTTGCAAGTTCTAATCTTACGGGTCGCATAGGTAAGACTAAATCAAAAGCATACTCCCTGGCGTTAGGTCAGCCGGAAGTTTTACAGGCGTTAGCCGCATGATTATCAAACAAGATATTATTGGTTTGAAAAAGTTCACAATGGCTGATTATTTTCCAGACTTTATGATCGGTTTTCTTTTAACGCTCAACATAATCCAATTAGTTGGCTGGCTATATTTCCTGGTTAGCCTATGCGGATAATTATTATTATCCTTTTATTACTTTTAATCCTTTTCCTATAACCTCCAATTGGCGCCCCTTCACTGGGGCGCATTTTTTTAAGGTACTACTATGACAACTGAAGAAATAGCAGTTATTCACACGCTCTCACTACTGCGTCAATATTGCGTAAAAGAGCAAACAGCAGTTGACCAACTAAGCAAAAATTTGCTTAAAGAATACGAGCACCCTAAAAACATGAAAAAAGATATTAGGACTGACTACGATAATTATGAGGGAATGTCGACAGCATATTTTGACGTTACCCAAAAAATTGAGTCTTTAATTATTACAGCGGTCACAGATGAATAATTAAAAATGAGCGCTCCAAAAGGGGCGCTTTTTTTTCAGCTGGAATATTAGCATATAATTAAATTCTAATTTTTTTCTATATTAGAATTTGGTTATATTCTAAAATATCTATATTAGCATTTTATTATATTTTAATTCTGGAATATTATAATATTTGAAATCTTCGATCTTCTTATATTAGAATTTCCTTATATTATTATATTACCCTGTGCTTCTGTGCAATTAAGACCGTGCTTTTTTCATTTCTACCAGTGTGTCCGTGCCGTGCGTGTAACAAGCCAGACACTCAATACATTTCCTACCCGTGCAATTATCCCGTGTGCTTTTTTCTGTAGTGGTATTAAATACCTTATCAAAATAGTAGGGTATTTTGTCTGTGATCCTATCCACAATGGGATTTGAATACACCAGTATTAAGTTCTGTGGTTTTTTCCGTGTTTCTAGTACACGTTTAACTAGCTTGTGACGTTTTGTAAATAGTGAAAATGTGGTTTTGGGATTGTGTTCTGTGATCAGTAGATAATTAATAAAATGAGTCTCGTTTATTAATTCGCCGTGACCGTCAAACCTAAAATATAACGTGTTGAATTGTGGTATCTCTTTAAGTATATTAGACTTTAATAATATACTATTCTTTTCCCAAGCCGGTGCACAATTTTTCCGACTACCCTCCAACATTGCAAAACTGTAACAATCCCAACAAATACACTTTTCACAACTACTGTGCATTTTTTGACAGAATTTGTTAGTTAAGGTATTGGTATTAATAGCCGGTATTTCTACCAGTTTACCAGTCATAACGCTAACCTTAACCATCAGCTAACGATACAGCTATTCTAGATCAGTGTCAAGTATATTTATTACTTCCGTCAAAAACCTATTCTTTTCTGTACTAGGTAGGTATCTGTATTCCTGTGCAGATATACCCCATTTTCTCAAGACTTTAGCCCATACTTGCTCTAGCAGTTCGCTTGGTGACATTGTGATTATCCTACTGTGTGTAAAAATAAGATTATCTGATTAATCTAGATCAATGTCAACCCTTTTCTTTCTTTTATATTCTGTCGCTGATTTCAGTTTATACCCTTTATAAGGGTTGTCCTTTTGGACTAGGTTACGCTGTCGCCTGTGTGCTCGCCTGTGCTTTTTATCTTGCGAATCATCCCGTCCTGTGCCTTGTGCATATCCCATTGTGCAATTATCCTGTGCAGTCTGTCCTCTGGATCATACCTACGGTATAAGTCCTTCCGTCCTGTGAAACGCTTCAATAGATATTCAAAGGATATTGGCCCAGCGTTGGCACGTAAAACTGTCCAGACCCAATCTACTGCGTCTTCTGTGTAGCTTTTATTTGGTTCCCATTTAGGCATAAGTGTCTTTTTGACAGGGCATTGTGATATACACTGTCAGAAAAATACTACTTGGTACATTACATCTGTTGTCACGGCATCCTTTAGGATGGATTATACATATATCACATTCCCGTGTTTTATCCGCCCCCTGTCATAGCGGTGTGTAATGTAGTGGGTTCTGTGGGTTGCGGGTTCCACCATCCCTATTCTTTTCCGGCCCAACCTCCGGCTTTTCATGTCCCTATACTATAGTAACCCTTTTCGCTTATCTCCTTGATTATAAAGGTAAATGTCTATAAGTAAATGCTTATATACCTATTGAATTCCATCCCCACAATTAGTACACCACTCCGGGGCCATTACCTCATTGCAACCATTACAGCCATTGTAATCTTCTCCGGTGTGGTCGCGGTGACAAAAATCAGAGCAGTAATACAAAGCGTCTTCTATGTCTCCGTCTTCGCCTTCTACTAGATGCTGATGTACTGTGATGTACCTGTCGCCATAAGCGTCTACATATGCCATGATTTTTCTCCTGTAGTGAGGGGGTATTTTTCCATGTGTTTCTCTGGTTGTATATATCTCTTAGTGGATATATAATGTATCCCTTATGGGGTATGTAACCATGATAACAATAATCGTATAATAGGGGGTATGAATGAGCAGAGCGCAAAGGACTCTGAAGAAGTTAGTGATCGTAGTAAAGAATGTAGAACGCAAGTGCATTGTAGATCGAAAGAAAACTGGATGGTTCGACAAAGCAAGATACCTACATCGTATTCTAAACCATATCGGACGAATACGTCAACTGGTAGTACCGGAATATGAAAAGACAACAGCACTGGCTAAATGCTGGCAGACCTATCTCAACGTGCAGGGCATGGATGACAAGAATGAAACCCGTGATGCGAAAAGAGTTGAATTCCATGATGTTCTGGATTATAGTAT